ATGCGCGATAGCCGCCGCTTCAACGCGCTTTTTAAGATCCTGATCGGCGAGCGAGTGAAGCCAATCTTGATGTACGATGATATGCGCGGCATGATCTTGATCGGGCTGAGACTTCACCGGCTGCGCCATCACGAGCGCCATATTTTCTTCAACCGGCCCCATGCGTTGCACTTGCGAGCGAGCCGGTAGCAATTCGTCTACGCCGTCTGCGCGCATCGTTTCGAGCAACCTTTTTTCAACCGCGCGCCTGTCGTACAAATCCGGCGCTTGTGCCGCCCGCTCGGCAATCGCTTGCGCGATCACGATGCGTTGTGTTGCCGTCATCGCGTTGGGATTAGAGACGGGTCGCACATCAACACGCGCGTCAAACTCGTTCGCAAATACTGCCGGCTCAACGCTTAAAACATCGCGGCAATACTCGGCATCGGGCAGCGTGTCCGCTGTCAATTGCACCAGCAACGCTAGTTCGTGCGCTTGCGCTTGATGCAAGCGGATATGAATCGCGTTCTGTACTTTTAGCCCTTGCTCAATTCGCGCGAGTGTCGTGCCAACCGGAACGTTTTTAGTTTCCTGGCCGACTAATTCGCCGGTTGTCCCAGCGACTCGGCGCAATAGCTCATCGAGATACGTCAGCAAATTTAATAGCGTTTGAGACGGCTCTTTATATGGCACCTGAAAAAACAGCTTTTGCAGTTCCTCGGCTGTCGCTTCGAGCGGCTGCCATTCGCCGGGCTTAATGCTGATGCCGTCATCGCGCTTTCCGCCCGGCAATCGGACATTTGCAGCACGAAAACCGCCCTGCAAGTTTGCGAGCAAGCCCGCATCGAGCAGCGCGCGAAGATTTCCGGTGAGCGCGTGCGCCAGCTTGCCCAGGACATGCAAAAGGCCGGTACCATAAAAGCCATCGAGGCCGGGCAAAAAATAGTAATGCGTGTATCGTGCCCGACGCTTGCGCCGTTGATCCTTTTGCCGCCAATCTCGATATACGGCAAAAACGGCTTGCGAGTCGCGCTCAATCGTGACGAGGTATGGACTATTAGGAGGATCACCGGGCAACGTCGCAAGAATCGACTGCTCTAAAAACACGTAGCGCCCGCTCGATTCGATTTCGATGTCAATGGGTTCGGACCCCGACACTGAGTCGATAACTGGCTGTAAATCAGTCTTTTGCGTGTCTGTCGCGCACGGGCTTAATGACGTTTCGCGATAGACGCCCGACTCGATGAGCCGTTCGACATCGTGCCCCGTGTAACTGATAACGTGCGTCACGCGCGGCGCGGTTTCTAAATCAGTTGCTCCGTAAGGCACTACTAATTCTTCGGCCGGCACAAAACGAGAAACCAAGCAACCTGCTATCGCGTCATACGCGATCTTTTTAAATACAGAGCCAGACAGCGGCAGGCGAAAGAGCATCCGGTCGTGATGCTGATAGCCGCCCGGCATTCTCGAAATGCACAGCCAGTTAATATAACCCGCTACGCGCTGCGCCTGCATTTCGCGCTGCGGATTGAATGCTTGGCCTTCGACTAGCGCTTTAGCCGGACCTTCCGGCGGCCATAGCTCCGAAATCGCGCGTGCCTGAAACTGGATGATCGCTTCGATCAATCCCGGGTGAATCACTTCGCTCCCGCCCTCAAACGCGGGCGTCAACTCATTCGAATCGCTCAAGCCGAGCAATTGAATCCCGAGTTTTTCCCGTTCTCGCCATGCTTTTCGGCTCGCGTCATCCGCGATATAGCCGTCATAAACGTCGCCGGCGAGTTTCGCGAGCGCTGTCGCGTCGAGCGATTCCGCCAGATTCGCGTTAAAGGAATTCGCCGGCTTCAGCGGCTTCTTCGGTAACTGCGCGCGCTCATCTTCCGTCAATAAAAAGTCATTGCCAGCGTCTGAAAGCGCCGAAATCTCGGCAAGGCCCATTTCGCTAGCCATACACCGTCCTACTTCGCGGTTTCTCTGCCCGCTCGAATAGCGCATCGTTCGCTTCGGTGAGCAATTCGTGCGTGCGCTCTGCGCGTAACATGCCGCTGTTTCTGATATACAGCCACGCCTGCGTGCACGTATCTACAAAATCGTCGTTTGTTCCATTCGGGAACGCCGCGCATTCATCGAGCACGGCCTCCGGCCATTTCCGATCCGGATAATAAATCTGCCCGCTTTCCAGCATCGCTTGCACTGCATACGCGCGCGCGACTTTATCTCGATCCGGCTGATACGCCATCACCGGCACGCCGACGTTGCGCAAATCTTGGATCAACGATTGCCCGCTCGCCTTTTTCTCGATCAACACGCAGTCTGGTTTATCAGCTGCATACGCCCGAAGCGCTTCTTTTTTTAGCTCCGGATAGTCAACAAACCCGCTCCAAGCATTGAGCATCAGCGCGCACGGCTTGCCATTTTCATCTTTAAAAACGCCCCACGCCGTTCTGGCGCTGGCGCTATTGTGTTTTAGATCATCTTCGGAATACGCGGTATCCCAGCTATGGAGAATAAAAAAGCATTCCGGCGTTTTCTGCTGCCACAACCTCCACCACTTGCGCTTTAAAATATTTCCGCCGTCGATGATCGGCTTTTGCTGATACATCGCTTCCCAGTCGCGCGTCGGCAAGGTTTTTTTAATGCGCTCTAATGCGTCAAGCGGGTAACGCTCCGGCCAAAGCGCATCGCCCGCCTCGGAAATGGCGGACAGGCTCAAAACTTCCCAGTTTTCATGTTGGTGCTCTTTTAAAATCCAGCCAGCTAAATCGTCGGGGTGCCAGCGCGTTTGAATAATCACAATGGCCGCGCCAGGCATGAGTCGGGTATATGCGGTACTGGTGTACCAGTCTTTAGTCTTGCGCCGAATCGCCGCCGAGTCTGCCGCCTCTCGATTTTTGATCGGGTCGTCAATCAGCAGCAAATCAGCGCCGCGTCCCGTCGCAATCGTGTCGAGCCCGACTGCGTAATACGCGCCGCGACTGCCGACATTAAAGCGATCCGCAGCGGATGAATCGCCGGATAACTGACAGTCCGGGAAAATCGCCTGTTCTACCTCATCTTTAAACCAGTTCCGCACCTTCCGCCCGAAATCTGATGCCAACTCCTGAGCGTATGTCGCCGCGATAATTTGCCGTTCTGGATTTCGGCCAAGGCACCAGGCTGGGAAAAACTCACTACAGAGCATGGATTTCCCGTGCCTCGGCGGCATAAAAATCATCAAGCGCTTAATCTCGCCGCGCTCGACTTGCTCTAACTTTTGCGCGATCAAACGATGATGCGTAGCCGGATCATAACCGGGCCACAGCGCGCACGAAAACGAGAGCAAGCGATTGCGCGCGAAGTGCAGCAGCGCGTTCGGATCAATCCGCGCCAAGCAGGAATTCCTTCGCCATTTTTTTGGCTTGATCGTCGTTGATGGCTATCGTGACAGCGTGCTCGATTGGGCCGCCGTTCGCTCCAGTGTGCGCGGTTTCGATCTTTTCGGACCAGCCGAACCGGTTGCGCATATTCAAGCTGTAACGAGCCGCGAACATTTCAGGATGGAAGTTCGGGTCCGACCATTCCATCTCTGAAATAGCCCTACCCATATTGATGGCGTCCGAAAAGTCTTTGTATTTATTGGCCCATTCCGAAACGGTGCTTTTCACAATGCCGCACGCAACCGCAACGCCGGCCATGCCGCCGCCGGACGCCATTGCTTCATAAGCGCGCTGCGGCATCGAGTCGTTATAATCTGACGGCCGCCACGGATCTCTAGGCTTATCCATATTAAATTAGAATATTCAAATATACTAATATAGTATATACCAAAATACTCTATGACTGTCAAGTGTTATAGCGATAAAAAAGCCCTCGTTTAGAGGGCTGTGTATGAAGTGGCGCGCTTACGCGCTAAAACGTCTATTAAACCGCTCGATCAGTCTTTCCGCCTGTTGTCGGTTCTGCACAAACCGCACTGGCTTCAATTCTTCTTCGGCGACAGGCGGTAACGCGCTGCATTCTGCCGCTGCCCAAGCTCGCGTGACAGCAGATCGGAAGAGCACA